CGAAAATTTAGTGTTTTTGGTACATCGCCATCTAGCTATTGGAAAGTTTTTGATAATTATATCTACATGTTCATCTTGTCTCTCAATAGCATCTCCTATTTCGCTAGAAAAATTAAAAGAAGCTCTAACGATTTTAACCAAGTCATCATTGTCCATGACCTTGCTGTCCTCTTCAGTTATGCACGATAGTATTTCTTGTACAGTGTCTTCATACTCTCCACCCAAACATATTCTGTCATATTTGCCTTCTATTATAACTTGCCCAGCAGATAATTGATACTCTAGCCCGCCACCCAAGATCGTTTCTACAACAGATATGTTTCCTTGGTACAGATCAATATTGTTGTCATTTTGTGGTATTGGTTTGCATCCGGCCATTAAATAGAATTGGTTATGACCCAGTCTAGCTGAGTATTCAGAATACTTGTCTTTACAAGTAATAATTTTACTGACTCGTCTATGCTTCATGACCATTTTTAGTATGTACAGCATTAATTTCAGATGTTTCAGGTTTGGCGCTTTCTTCAATTTGGCTGGAGCACTAGCACATGTGTCCATTCTTTTGGCTGCTTGAATGAAACAGAATACAAATAGATTCCAAGAAACATGACATGTCACCCCATATTCGTATGGTATTTTGGCCCAGATATAATGTAGACTTAATCTAGAAACAAATTGGTATGGGCTGAAACCAAAGCTCATTGCTACGGAAAAAGCTTCAAATAGTATGAGAGTTGACCCAACAGCAGTATTTGTTCTCTTGATGTATTCTTCAAATAAAGGGGCCAACACAACATTAGCTGTGAATTCACCAACTATGTTGCGCATTAATCCCATTGCCACGAATATATAAATAGCTGAATAATAAGTAGCGGTTATGGCATCCAGTTTTTGAAAAGAATGATTTTTCCATCCTAAGTTCAAATGCAATATGTCCACATTTTTGTCGTGAGCGTGTAAAACATCGGGTATAATGGCCAATGTTTTATTTAGAATATCGTTGTTGATGACTGGTATTTTATATGAGTTTTTAAAGAATCTATCATATATATATCCCATTATGCTGTGTCTACCATAATCCCATTGCAGAGTAGCTTTGTACCATGCCAAACAAAACCAGTCTGAATCTGGTTTGTAAGTCTTAATTTTTTCTCGCATTTTTCTGGCTCTATTTATGACGGTTACCAACTTCAAGTTGTTATGTAACATTGTTCCAAATACGTAGGCATATATCATTTTTATGGCCAATGGTATATTGCAGTACGGTAGATCCCCTAAATCTCTTCTTATTAGAGAGTCTACAGTTTCTGGTCTAATTGTGCCTCCATATTTGACATTAGTTAAATCATTCTTAAATTTAATAACACTTTGGGGCGACCAGTTATATAACCAGTTTATCATATTGTAAGTTTCTGTATTGCTACTATGTTTTGTTTTAGCATGTATTTTATATTCTTCATAAATTGGTTTCGCATTGACTTTTTCGCAATCAATTAGTAATCTGTCCAGGAAAACTTTTATAATTGGAATGAAACTGCATTCATTATACAGACCAAGTATGGTACCTTTGAGAAGTTGTTTTGGTTCAAGTTCTTTATTCACATCTAAGAACCAACATAATTTTGATAGTATTCTACCTGGTTTTGGTCCAAGAACCAACCCACTATTTGTGGGCCAAAAATATCCCGAACAATAGTCGACGTCAAAAGTGTTTTTTGCATAACCGCCTTCTGCAACCCAGCCCATCCCTTTCCACCCACCAACAAAATCAATATCAGGTTTGTTGGCTGGTTGTTCACCTACATCATCATCGCCTAAGCCCATGAAACGCATCGTAGACTTGACGTTATTAAAAGCTTTTTGTTCATCGGTTTCCGTTAGAAGTTCATTTTCCCAGGCGATATATGTGTGAATGGTTAAGTTGAGATAAGTATTTCCACAAGTAGTGTCACCTCTTCCACTATCTTGTGTACCATCAATAGAATATAAAACCCCGTTTGGTGTACCTCCTCTTTTTCTGAGATCGGCTTTCAAACAATCAATCACGCTTTTCTTTGGATTCCATTTCATATAAAATTTGTTTTTAATTATCTGCAGTCTTTTCCGGACGCCAGAGTCGAATCTACTAATGTCGGTGAAAAATTTCTTAACTGCTGGGTTGTTATGTTCTCCAAACCAAGCACCGATTTCTTCAGCAGAAGAACCGCTGGAAAAGAACAACCAATTATGACTATTCCATTGTAATTTCATATGTTCTGTTA